ATAATATCATTTGCCATTGCTTGTCCATATGTTATCTATGCTACGTACTTCATCTACAAGACTATTATCCAAATAATTTATTGCTAATGCGGTTCTAGTATTATTTGACTTATTACTCATACTACTATGTAATACTCTACAGTTATACATTAACACACTGCCACGACTTAAGTCAAACTGTTTGGCATTTTCTTTAAACCAACGTGTGTATTTTCCACTATAACAATCTTTAATATCAAAGTCACGCTTTTGGCTATATGGAACAAGTCCAGTAACACCGTTTTCAATGGTCATATCTTCTAAAGCTACAATACATTGTATGCCAAGTAATCGATTGTCAAAGTTATATTTCTTAAATCTATGTGGGGTGTCTAAGTGGGGATTACAGTAAGTAGTCCCTGGATTAATTGTAACAATATCATTTGAATATAGGGCAAGTGTCTTAGAAATAGATTGTATGATTTTACTAATTTGTTTTTCAATTTCAATAGCCTCTGGCAAGTTTAATACAGTATTACTCCACCAAACTGCTATATCTGGTAAATTTTTAATATCATCACGTTCAGCATACTGCAAATCTGATGACGATGCTCTAACTATTTTAAGTTCGGGTAGCTTATTATTTAGATCAGTGATCAAATTTATTGGTATTTGATTTGTTTGTATAATATATCCAGGGCCTATTGTTAATTCATCTAAATTATTTGACATTATTTGTACTTTAATAAAAAAAATGTATATTTGGCTTCGTCAGTTATTTCATAACTGTCTGTAATTCCTAGTGTGGCAATCATATTAGGATTAGCATAAAACATTATTTTTAGACCATAAGTGTTGAGCAAATACTCACTAAATAAATTTTCATCAAACTCAGCATTGTTGGCAATGAAATCCTCTTTTGCTAGTTTTAACATTCGCCAATAATTGGTTCTGTTTTTACGAAACTCTATTTCTGGATCGTCATCATCATAATCTTGAAAAATGTTTTTCATATTACTCACACAATTTATAATACATATAAACTTTCTCGTTCATAATAATATGATTACTTACTTTGAACCATGTACTGTTTTTAGGGTTTCCAAAATGTTTTTGACACCATTGTTCTATACGTTTATTTAATAGCATTACATAAAATCTAGTCATGTATTAATATCCAATTTCACTTAATAACGTTTTAATATTTTCTACTTCTTCAGGATATTTTTTAAAACGCAATGCCCATTGTTCTGGATTAATATAGTCTAATATTAATTTTACTTGACCTTCATCAAGTTTATCTAAAAACTCACGACCGCTAATACTTTGATATAACAGCCATGGACTGATTTTACCTGTAGTAATTTTATAGCAAATCTTATTACGGTTGCCATAACGTAATACATCTTTAGGATAGATACGTTCATCAACACTTAGATCACTACATGTTTTTACACTGCGTTCAACTGCGTCAAATGGATCCTCGATTCTTAAATATCTAATTAAAAAATCTGTATAATTTTTATCACTATTCCAGTTGTCAATACTGATTTGTTCTTTTAGCAAATAATCTGTATAAGCAGGTACGTTAATTACATTTGCTTGTACACAATAGTTTCCGAACTTAGTAAATGCGGCATAGTATGAACTTTTAATGTAGTCCATATATGTTTTTTGTTTTTTGCTGGCTGTGTTCTTTTTATAAAATTGTAAGAAAGTATTAAAGCCAATACGATTTCCAGCCTCATCTTTATTTAACCATCTATGTTTATATTCACATAGATGTTTCATAAAGGTAGATTCTCTTACAAAACTACGGTTGCAAAAATCACAACTGTGTTTAGTTTCCAAGGTCTCTTTCGTATTTTTCGATTTCTTCATCAGTCACCAGATCATTTAATACTTCAATATCTTCAATTTTTAAATTAGGAAATTGCTGTGCCAAATAAACTTTACGTTTATGTTGTTTTACGTATTCCTCTGCTAATTCATTAATTAAACTAGCATCAGTTTTAGGATATAGTTTACTATAGTATTCACTAATTTCTTTCTTAGTAGCCGGTTCTTGTAATTTAGTAACTTTAGGTCGTAAACTAGGAATCCACTGATGATATTGTTTACCTTTACCTAATGTACTAGCACATAGCATTAAGAATTGTAGTTTGGGGTGTTTGCTAATAACTTCATTAAACGCATATTTGTTAGCAATTTCATTTACACTTAATACATGAAATTCTTGTAAAGCCTTATTTGCTTTTACACTACTTAAAAAAGTAAGCATTACATATGGATGAAATTTCTTTTGCTGTTCTAGTGTGAGTTTATTCCAATAACTGTAATCTTTACGATCACAGGCAGCAATAGCATCAAACAGGCTGAATTCAACCTGTTCAAATTTTTCGTCTGCTTTTATTTTTTCTTTTGCCATTAATGTTTTAGGTTTGTAAAAACAAATATCTTGTTAAGTTCTTCGCCTATATCTTTATCATCTGTAATAATATGTAATGAATTAATATTGCTGCCTTGTCTGCTATCCCAATATTGTGTTTGTACAATATAACCACCATCAGCACGACATATCGTAAAATTTAATCCATTGCTCACATTAAAACTATTCCCGGTAGGAATAGCAAGTCCTGTGTGATTAGAAACTACTATACTAGCATCGTTAGCATATGCGTTTTCATGTGCCTCACGACACCACTGTGCAAACTTTTTCTTTAACCAACTTACCATAAATTCCCCTTAAAATACTTGATTATAATCTACAATCTCACAATTTCTGCTTATCTCTTTAACAAAGTAAACACATTTAGGTTTAGGAGTATCCTCTAATGGCACACATAAAAACTGTCCATTACGTAATCTTGGAGCATACCATGTAACTTCATTATATATGTCAAGTATCTCAATGGGCAAGAATGTTGGGCTAAATGAACTCAATGGATTAAACTCAAACGCACTAAATCCACGATCATTTAAACTAGTTAATGGAAGTGTTTCTAAATCTCCGTGATCTTTTTCACCAATTAATATTTGCCAATCTAATGGCATTTTAATCTTGTGTTGTCCGATCTTTAATACTAATGCGGGACTATTAAATGTCTCCAAAAAGATCAATGGGATATAATGATAATCTACATTATTTGGATTAGAGTTATCGAGGATAGCAAAACGCAAATCATCGATTTCTTCGGGTAGTGTTTCTAAATTGTAAAACTTATCATCTAATGTTAGTATTTTCATAAGTATATTATATCACTTTTTCTAATAAAGTCAATAACTTAGTTTCTCCATATCGAAAGGGTAGTTAGCCTCTTTATAGTATGCTTTACGTTGTGTTAAATGGCGTTTGGCAAATTTACAATTGCTTGTGATATCCCAAATCTCTACGTGATCTTTATCTTCGGCTTTACGAATACCGCGACCAATACTTTGAATTACTCTTACAAAACTCTTCCCGGGTTCGATGAGGACCAAATTAAATACACGAGGAATATTAATACCAACAGCCGCAATGCCATAGGTACAAACCAATATTTTGTTGTCACTTGTCTTAATCTCATCGTATTCCTCTTTACGCTCAACTAGTTTCGTATCGCCGCTTACAAATACACTGCCAGGCATACGATCAACAAGGTCTTTACCAGGATTAACACGATCAATTAGTACTAATGTGTTTCCAGACAAACTAATCTGTTGAATTAGTTGTGCTATCTTATCTACCCGTTTATCGTTTTCCAATAAGTGTTTAAGTTCAGCTTGGTAAGTTTTAAATTCAACATCATCTTTTAACTGTACAATGTTGACATGGCACTTTGCTAATACACCTTTGTCTTGCAATTCACTTGCGGCGAGTTTATTTATGACAGGTCCAAGACTTACTAATAAACTAGTCTTTTCATAATCAGCTTTGGGTATAGTTCCAGTTAATCCCCAACGAATAGGAACTTGACTGAATACCCCGGTTAACAATGTTTTTAATGCATCCGCTTTAGCCTGATGTACTTCGTCTACTATTACACAGACCACACCCTCAATAAAGTCTTTGATTTCTACTTCAGCAACACCATTTTTTGTATTTTTAAGCATGTTGTTTAGACTTTGCCAAGTACAAATTGTATGTGTCTTATTGTATTCTTTTCTATCGCCAAAGTACACACCAACATCCAATCCAAGATTAATATAATCTTCTTCTGTTTGCAATACCAAACTTTTATTGGGTACAATTACAATACTGCGTCCACACTTTTCTACACTATGACTAAGAGCAGCAGTCATAATAGTTTTACCTGCTCCCGTAGCAATTTCTTGTAAACATTGTGGGTTAGCTAGAAATGAATTAACTATTTTTACTTGATAGTCACGCAATGTAATAGGTTGTCCTTCAGCCGTATGACCTTTAGGCCAAACCTTATGTGCAAATGTATTTTCGGTAACTTCTACAAAGTTAAAGGTATTGGAATGTTCTCTTAAATCTTCTAATTCAAAATCGTATCCATAATTTTCTAATACAGGAATGATTTGATCCAATAAATTTATATATGAACTACCCGCCAAACTAAAATAACTTGTTTTGCCATTCCATCTACCTAAACGAACACTGGGTAAATACCTAGCACCAGGTATTTCAAATTCAAATTTTTTCATTAATGCCCTACGGGCATCCAATTCTAAATTTTCAATTTTACAATTTACTTCATCTTTGATTATTATTTTACATTTGTGCATGTTATTTTTTATTGTTAGTCAATTGTATCACTTTGTCTGCCTTAAACATATAATCTTTGGGCTTTTCATATGTATCAATAAAGTATACAAAAGGTTTATTAAATGGCAGTTTTCTTAATTTTTTTTCTTCTTTAAGCACAAATCGGTCTACAAAAACTTGTTTTATAAGTTGTCGAGATAAAAATGATGATGTAGAATTGCCTATCACCTGCGACATATAGATATGCTTTATATTTAATTCTAATAACCAATCACGCACAAAAGGTAGATAATCTACATCTATAGTAACATGTTTATTTGCAGCAAAGTTTTTAGCTGGATTATCTTTATAAATATTTTCATTAACTTTTACGGATAATAATGTACAGTTGTGCAACGATTCTAAAGAATTATCCAATGTTACATTTGCTATTTGATTGTGTAACGATTCATTGATACAAGCGATATAATAATTACCATTTGACTCAACTAATGTGGGTTCAAAAATCCTATCTTGTATAGATATAGCGTGTTCAATAACTGGTTTCAGAACATCACAAAACGTTACGTTAAAAAATTTACTACACTCATTAACCGCACACTTTAATGCATAAGTGTTAAACTTAGTTTCATATACCTTATCTATTTTATTCCAAATAAAAGTGTTATATGTATTTTTTCTAAAATGTTTTACAAATTTAGAATTAAAAGGCAACTCAATTTTGATACTGCCGTTATCAATAAAAATATGTGCGGTTCCGTTCATTATTGTTTCTTATTATCTGCGCGTTCACCGTATGCTGCAAACCAACCACTAAACGCTAGAAAATACCCTGATGCTAGAACACCCTCACCATTTAATACAGTAGCAATTGCGATTAGTAAAGTAAAAATTGCCATGATAAGTGGCATCCAATCCATAAACCATTGTTTCATATTAATCTTCCTTTTTAAGTAACTCAAGTGACGAAAATTTAATTAATTTATTAGTAAAATTGGGAATAGTAATCTCAATTTCTTTTGTATCTGAATCAATCATTAGTTTTGCAGGTGTGTCTTTACCAAAAATTGTTCGTATATCTTCCATAATTAAATCACAAAGTTCGTCAGTAAAAGTTTCGGTGTTAGCATATTTTTCCATTATTTCTTTAACTTTGCTAACTAAAACTTTATCTACAGCCTCAGTGACTGTAACGCTATCATCAATCATTTCAACATGTGCCATATCAATCTCCTTTAATATTTGTTTAACTGAAGTTTACCCAAGTTATATTTTTAGTAAACCAACGCTTGTCTGTTGGGATTTGCCATGAATATAATAGATTATATATTCTAGAATTAATAGCGTTGTCTGGATTTTCTATTTCATATTTAAAATTGGCTTCTGTTGAATTTTCAACGTCAACTACGCAATGAAAACCCAACCTACCCGTAATATGTTCGGCTCCAATAGCAGCCCAAGCACAAGCACTATTACACGAGTTTTCTTTAGGTACTACCCAATCAACTCTATTATAATGAACAAGTTTCATTATATCGGGCAACTGATTTGCTAACCCACCCGGTGAATTAGCTACAATAGTAACCTTTTTACCTCGCAAATGGCTAAACAAATAATACATTTGTTTATACGAATCACGATCAAATTCGCCGTTTAAATTGATAACAACCGAATCCCTATTTGTAGCAGGATTCTCCGTTAACGTAAAGGCATTTGTATTAATGGGATTCAGTAATCCTATCAATAACAACAACTTTTTCATTGTAAATACTTCTCTACATAATAGTATTCTAATTGTTTTTCATCATCTGTTTTAGCCCTAAGTTTTTCAACTTGTATCTCATATTCGGCAAGTTCTTGCGAACTTGCCGGTTTAAGTACTTTGGGCTCAAAGCTAGGATCACTAGGATCTTTATAATAAATCATGTAAACTTTATTCATAGTTTAACTCCCTGTCGATGCATACAAGTAGCCTCTGCTAGTGTACGCCAATTATGTTCACTGATTTTAACTAAATCAGCAATCTTAAGTGCCATACGTAAACTTACTTCACGCAAACGTTTATTATTTTGTAACATAAAATCAAGGATTTGATCTGATTCGTTATTTTCAAAATAATAATCACGGAATAATCCGCCTTCAGCGTCACGATGTACTTGCTTAATACGTAGCATCTTATCACGTTCAGTATCAATAGTCAAATCAAGATAGTGACAACGACTTTGTAATGCATCCAAATGCGCCTTGATTTTTTTGCTTTTCTTAGCATCAGAAAAATCAAGATTGGTAATAAAAATAATTGACCCGTTAAAGTCAAATTGATGAGGTACATCTTCTGCACGCAATAGTCGGCTATCTTTGTTCCAACTAATACGTCGGCGTTTACCACTGTCTAACGCACCTTTGAGAATGTTAAGTGCGTCTTGATCTTCCCAAATATCGCAATCGTCAAACACAAGTACATTGCGTGAATCACTATACTTATAAAGTGTAGCGAATAGCCCAATGCCACTCATAGCACCTTTAACAATGTTAAAACGCTCACGTTTACCAGATATGGTTGTAAAAAGATTTTCTTTAGCTAACTGTTGTTCAACACCATAACTCTTACCAACACCCGGTGGACCAGTAACAATCATAGCACGAATGTCGCCATTAATACATGCGGCAGACATTTCATCTAGTACGGCAAAACGACTAGCAATGCGATCCATTGCCAAATCGTCATCAGTTTTAACTTCGGTTGTAACGTCAGTAGTAACTACTGATGGGATATACTCAACTACGTCCATTCTAACTCCAATGTGTTGTGTAAAATAATATTATAGCAAAATTATAGGAAAACCGCAAGAAATATAAATCCTTATAAATCAAAGACTTAGACACTTGCGGTTTTGGGTATTAATTACTTGTTAGAGTAATCTAAACTCATTTTTCGGAAATCATAAAGCAAGTAAATCAATGCTCCAATTAGTACCAAATTGAAAATAAATTCAATAATTGGTGCATAAACAGAGTGTACAGCAAATACTGAAAACCCAGATACTACTGCGACACCTACTAAGACTTCAATTAAGGCACGTGCCTTATTACTTAAACGATTCAACATAAAAACTCCGTTTCTTAACACTATTATTATAGCAAATTTTAGCGTAATGTCAAGGCTTTTAATTGATTAATAGCACTTTGGATATTATCGTGTATGTTAGCTAAGTGATTGTTTATATTGACTTTTATAAACTTGGGGTTATATAATTGGATATACCCATAATTTTTTTGATAATTAAAGGTAATGTATTTATAAGGTATACTCAAATGATTGTAATGTTCGCTGTAGTTTATATTTGTAAATTGGTGTAGGTCTAATTGATAAAGTAAGTAGTCAGTGCTAACGGTACTATCCATCAATCAACCCCTCTTAAAAATGTATTTATTACAATTTTATTAAAGCGAAACATCTTCCATGCCAGCAGTACGTAAACGTGTCACGTGCCCCAACATAAAGTTTTTACTTTCTAATCCTTTCATAATTCCAAGATACTTATTTCTAATAAGTGCCACTTCATTTATGATAGTTTCAAAATCAATAACTTCTTCTTCACCATCTACATACTTTTCGGCATCACGACTAGTTAACGCACGATTATAACCTTCAAGATATTTTTGAAAGTGTTTACGGCGTATCTTACGTAATTGTATATTAAGATAGTTGAGAACAGCCTCAATCTCTTGTAATTGATTGAAACGATGTTCTGTTAACCCAGGTAAATCGGCAAGATTCTTTTCAACCTTGCCTTTTACACTGATTTCAAATTTAGCACTACGCAATTCGTTTTCATAATAATTTATGAAATCGGGAATGTTAGCCAAACTATCAACTATCTTACTATACCAGTTCAAGTATCACCATTAATAATCGTCTTCGTCTTCTTCGTCTTCGTAATAATCGTCTTCGTCATATTCTTCATCATATTCTTCGTCATCGGTTTCATGTTCAGCGTTGTAATCTTTTAGTGCTGCCATCATAACAGTGTCACCACGAAATGCTTGTTTAATTTCGCTAGAGTCAAAGTTATAATCAACTAACACATCAATAATTTTACCAGCTGCTTCACGTTGTGTAACTTCATCAAAATCGTATTTTAACTCATTCCAAATTTCTGCTACAACTTCAATACTCATTCTTCAACTTCCTCCGTAATTTTATTACTTATCTTAGTTGAACTATATTCTGCCATTACTTTATCTAAACAGCCATCTTCATTGCTTTCCCAACCTTTACGGAAGTATTTGATTACTTCGCCATCAGTTGTAACATATTGTAAACGGTTGCCTTCTTTTGTAAGTAATCCAGCCTTTTCAAACATATCTAACAAACCTGAATATGGATTCATACCTGTTTCATATGGAATCTTTACTTGTACACTTTCAAAAGGTTTAGCATAACGTGTTTTCATTACTTTACAAGCAGCACGAATACCACGTACATCGCTGATCTTATTGCCATCGTCATCTTCTTTTAATTTAAGTTTACGCATAGCAACAACAATACTACTAGCATAGATAAAGCCTTGACCACCACTAATCTTATCATCGGGATCAAACATATCTTGACTTGCGTATGTGTGATTAGTAGCAACTAATCCAACGTTGTGACTACCAAACATATTAACACAGTTACGAACTAATGATGTTAGTGCTTTGGGCTTACGACCCATGTCACCTTTCATATCACCGGCTTCAAACTGGTTAACGTCAGTTGGAGTTAACAACATACCAAGACTGTCAATAATGAACAATACTTTTGGTTTATCATCTCCAGCCATTGCTTTGTATTCTTTCATAAACTCACTAATAGTTTTAGCAACGTCATCGATCATTGCCATGTTAAGTTTAAGAAGTTTATCTTCACTTGTGTCAACACCCAATGCGTGTAGCCAGGGTTCGTCAAGTGCGTTTTCAGTATCAATCAACACAACAAAAATACCTTGTTGTTGTGCGTGACGTACTAAGTTACCTGAACAGATATAACTTTTGCCACTACCAGATTCACCTGCAAACACAGTTACCTTACCAAGCGGTACACCTTTGTTAAAGTCACCGCTAATAGCAAAGTTTAATGCGTGATTGCCTGTGTTAATCCAATCTGTGGGATCGTTAAAACCAATACTAAGTCCATCAATAGCCTTAGTAATGCTTTTACGAAATTTACTTGCGTCAAATGGTTTCGTCATCTTAAATTCCTTTTACTTTCTTTAGTTTAACAACATTATCAATTCTGTCAAGTATATCTGGTGAATTTTCTGCAATTCTTTCCAAATCATAATCAGTTGGATAATGTCGTAGTACGCTACGCGCACGGTCACGAATAATTGAAGGTACGCGAGGAGTTTTACCTGGATCGCAAAGTTCTTCTAATAATTTTTTTCCGTGTTTCATTGCACGGAATCTTTCGTTAGGTAATGTCATGGGATTTCCCTCATATAGAAAGGGGCAGAGTTACTGCCCCTAACGCCTTAGGCTTTCTTTTGTCTTGCGCGAATTTGCGCTAAAATGTCTTGAGCCTTATCGCTTGATGTTGCTTTTGGAACAACAACTGGGCTGCTTGCGCTTACGTCTTCATCTTCATCAGAAGTAGAAGTTGTAATTACGGTTGGCGCAACTGTAGCTGTTTCAGTTGTGTTACTATTAGCAGGAGCCTCTAGTCCATATGGACGATAGTATGCACCCCACTTGTCATTGTCGTATGGACGACCATCAACGCTTGCCTCAAACATTTCTTTGATTACACGTAATTCAGCCTCGCTAGGTTTCTTTGGTAAGAAATCTTTAAGATTGAATAAACCATGTGCTTCAATAGCTGCTGCTTCGGCTTCTGTTAATGCAGTCTCTTTACGAGCCCAGTTAGATGTTGAATAATCAGCATAGCCACCTTTGCTTGTTTTCTTGATGTTAAAATCAAGACCACTCATATAGTCAGTTGGAATGTTTTCCATTTCAGGATCCATCAAACTTGATTTAATGATTGTAAAAATTTGTGGACTAATAACAAATCTACGAATTGGATTTGGTGGAGTTTTGTCATCACCAAGTGGGTTTGTGCGTACAAAACCTTGGAACAAATAACTGCGTTTCTTCCAATACTTATTTGCCATTTCTTTTAATGTTTCATCTTTATACCAAGGACGAACCTCAGCAAGAATTGGACAGTTTTCACCATACATTTCTACGCATGGTACTTGAACTTGAATTTGTTTTACGTTGCTATCACCTTTGATTCCATTAAATGGAAGTTTGATGATTTGTCGTTCTACCCAAAAGAATGTGTTATTGTTATCTGCGTCTGGTAAAAAGCGAATTGTGGCAGTAGTGCCTTCACTCATATTCCAGTGTGGATAGATTGCACCATCTGATTGTGCGTTTTGACCTTTAGTTTGACTTTTGTTTTCTTGCGCTGCGATACGAGCGCGGATTTCTGCTAGACTAGCCATTATGTTTCTCCTTGTAAAATGTGCCTATGTTGAGCCTAAATGTGTTTTATATGTCGTTGTCGGAGACAACTAACACACTTCATAAATTATATACATAACTTATTGATGTGTCAAGAGTATTTATCATTATGTTGGGAAAATAGATTTTTTTATATTGTTTTTGGTGTTTTTAATGTGGCATTTACTCTGCGCACACTATGACTTATTCCGCAGTATTGATTACACTTTGCCATAACATTTCGTACCATATCAGTGCCATACCAAAATAATTTTAAATCGCCTTTTTTATTTAGTTTAAATCCTGGGAACTTATGTGAGAAACATAGTCGTGCTACACCATCCATGTCAACCATGATGTTTCTGTTATAACTATTACAAATTAATTTTTCAGTTCCTCTACCATTCCAACCCAATAATGCGTCTTCGTTCTTATGTACACTATCGTGATACATTTCTACGGTATCAATATATTCTGGGTCTAGGTTAAGTTTATATTTCTTATTACATTTATGTAGTATCTTTTTTAATTCTACATGGTCACGAATCACATTGTTTTTATAAAACTTATCTGCTCTTTGTTGACCTTGTTTGTCAATTAATGTGCCGAACATTGGTTGAAGCCAATTTAGTTTTAGTTTGTCTGCGCCTAACTCATTTAATACAAAATTATAAAACTTATCTAAGTCTCTATAATTTTGTTCACACATAACTGACATTGCGTATATTGGAGTTGTTTTGTTTAATAACTTTCTGGCCTCTAATAATAACTTAATAGCATTTACAGCCATGTCATATGAACCAACTATGCCTCTAGTTGAATCATGTACTTCTGCTTTATAGCTATTCAATGATATTGTAATTTCTGTTGGGCCTTCAGTGATTAATCTTTTAGCAAAACTTAAATCAGTTACCATTGTGCCATTCATGACTGATAAACAGCCTAACCCTAACGCTCTGCATTGTCTAGTGATAGGCCAATATCTTTCTGGATTCATCAATGCTTCACCTCCACATATAACAATCTTACCATTAGGATTCAATTCATGGAATTCGTTAATGATTTCATTACGCTGTTCTATAGTAATGTGAGTAGGCAATACTACTTCTTTTCTAGTCCAATACATACATGTTTTGCATTTAAGATTACATTGCAAATTAGTATCTAAAAATAAAAATTTAGGAGGATTGTTCATTTTATAATTAATACAGGTTTTGGTTGTGTGCCATATAATTCATCACCTGATAGTAACCAAGTTTTTTCGTGTTTGATTTGAATCTTTGGATCGCCCCAAATAGTGTATCCTAACTTTGATGCTTTATGACAGAAAGCAAGATCCTCAGATAAAAAATTATTTTCATATTCGTGGCTAATAGGTTCAAACCAAGGAAATTCCATTGACTCAAATACGCCTGCTTTAACTGCCATAAATCCCATACCACTTGCGCCTAATTTAATTCTATCACTATTTGTATCTAGTTGATTTCTTTCTATCCAATGCAAATGTGTAACATCACCAGTTTTTTCTGTTTTGAATTTAATTGCCTGTGCGTAAGTTATATTATCGTGTTGCATATAAAATCCAGACACAATCTTATGATCATTGTTACTTATTAGTCTGCCTAAATCTTCAGGAGTCCAAATGCAATCATTGTCTATCCAGACTATCCAATCGTATTCTACTAGTCCATTAAATGGTTTAAATGTTTTATCTGGTCTACCTCTACCACCTAATAACCAATTTCTACAATTATATATTATAGGTGTATATGCGTTGACTGTTTCGTATTCTATTTTATTTCTATGTAATGACTTGACTGTATCATTCCAAGCAGATAACCAATTTTTACTGAAGTAATCACCTGGTAAACAAAATACTAATTTCATTAAATTATTTAATGTGTATTTTAAATACTTTAGATTTTATTATAGGCTACTAAGTGTGCTAACTGCTTCAATTAAATAACGAACTGCTATTTCGGCTTGTGCTGTTTTTAATTGAACTTGAACATCTTTTAGTTCATTAAGTATATCCGTACCATCTTGTACACTTAATTCGCCACTTTTAATTTGCGCTTTTACGCTTTCTACCTGATCTAAAATATCTTGTGCTATACTCATAGGAATCTACCGCTCCATGCTTGTCTTACTACTTTCAATCTTAATTTGGCAAGTTTCAAATAACTATCACATACTGCTTTTGATTTAGCATTACTTGCTTTTTCCAAATTTGATTGGATACCAACTACATTATCTAATTGTGGGTCATTGCGAAACTTACTGTATTCAGCAAGTTTCTTAGCATCCACAGCAGCCATATCAAATTGACCATTTATATCTGTACAATCTAATTCATCAACTTCTATCTGTAATTCAATATAATTGCCACCTAATACTGGGTCATATTTTGTAGGCATGATTTTATATAGAGTAGAACAGCCTGTTAAACTTACTACTGCTAATAACATAATAACTTTTTTCATTTTAAACTCCGCTTAGTTTTTTAAGTCTACGAATTTCTGGGTCAATACTTTCTGCGCCAACTAATTTACCACGCAAGTTCTTTTCATTTTTACCTACTGGTTCGGTTGGGCCTAATTGTCCTACACGCTTTTGATTGGCATCTAGGTCTTCCGCCACACCTTGCTGTTTACCGCGAACAAAATAATACACATCAACGTCTCTGTTGGCGGCATTTAGTTTGTTGGCGTAATCTTCTGCCTCTCGATCATTATTGAATGTTTTTACTACTTCGGTTTCGTGGTCTCTTTCGCCATTTGGATACAATGTAGTATCTTGGCGATAAACGATCCATGACATAGTAGAGCCTTCCGCCACACCTTGTTCCCAGACATTTTGTTTAGGACGGTGTTTTGCCCAAAATCCAGCACCTGCATCTGTTTGTCGGCCACTGCGGCGTATTTTATAACCTTTGCTTTTTACATAGTCGTACATGGTAGCGGCAATGCCTTGACCTTGATAGCGTTCGTCTACTTCTAAATCCTGCGGTAGTAAATATTCTCCGTCTTCCACAAACATCACATGGCCCAGTTCACGACCATTTGCCATGGCTCGCACCATGATTTCGTCACCTTCTAGGTCCATGTCAATGTCTATGCCGTTGAAGTTCTCGGAGCCTTCCGCCACACCTTTGCTCATAGTAGGACCTGTTGTAGGTAGTTCTTCAAACTCAGCGTATGCATCAAATACATCCTTATAGCCTTGTTGCT